TCTGTCTTAATCGACCCGATACGACGATATTCGCCGTATCCAGCCGGGCGGTTTTCGGCCGTTACCGATGTATCGAAACCCGCATCTATGGCGCCATCATTGTCGCGACGGATCAAAAACACGTGGTACCAACTATTGGCGGCGCGCAGCCCCGCGAATAGTCCGTTAGCGCCAGCACCACTGGCCCAGCCACCAGCGGCCTGAAGCCGTTTGGTCAGCTTGGCGTTGAGAAGTAGCGAGGCGTTATTGCCTGTCGCACTTGCGGAGCCGGGTGAGATATCGATATCTGTCGCTGGGGCGGCGGCATTGTTAGCCAGCGTCAATCCGGCGATATAGTTTGGAGGGATGAAGTTGATTGCAGCAATGGCTGCTGCAAGAACAGCCCCGGTCACATACTGAGGATGCGGATTCGCCGCAGCGGCATGCGCCGCAATCAGCCCATCGCAATAAGCCCGCGTCGCCAGCACCACGCTGGGGTCGATCTTCAGCTGGATGTTGGCCGTGCCGCTGGTGACGACGTGCATCCGCACCACCTGGTTGCGGCCGCTGCCTTGGGCCAGCAAAGGCTTATAGCTCGGCGGACACTTGGCTACTGCGGAGAACACGCCGTCTTCATCTTCCAGGGCCAGCTCGCGGATCCACCAGCCGCCGACATCCGGCGGCAACACCAGTTCGGCGATCAGCACGTTGGCATCGACCGGTGACGGATACAGCTGATTAAGCTGTGCGCGGTAGACAAGATTGACCAGGGCAGTTTGGCCGGGGCTGGGTGCTGGATCTGTGCCGTTGGCGTCACCGATCAGCATGTGGGTGAGTTTCCACTTCACGCCTAGGGCGTTCGCGTTGGTGTTCTTGGCGGCGCCGAGGTTGGTCAGGAAGCCGCCGAACTGGGTGTTTACGTCAACCATGTGGGTACACGTCCATTTCGTCGAGGATGTAGTCGCTCACGCCCGCAAAGCGCCGCACCAGGACGTCGATATCGGCGTTTTCCCAGGGGTACACGTCGAGCTCGTCGCCATCGGTCACGGCGACACCGACGTAGCGTGTGAGGTGGGTTTCGAGGCTGATGTCCAGCCCGATCAGGTGGCGGCTGACAGGCTTGGCGTCGTCGATCAGCAGGCTGAGCGATTCGTAGGTTTCTTCGCTGATGCCGGTTTGCAGCACCCCGATTTCCAGCGTAAAGGTGCCGGGCACGCCTTCGGGCACCTGCTGCCACCATTCGGTGATGCGGATCAGGTAGCCCAGCGGCTCGACCACGCGACGCAGCGCGCCGATGGTGCCCTTGCGCGAATGCACGAAGTACGAGGCCTTGATGACTTCGCGCTTGATGGCCTCGGACCAGGTGGAGTCCCAACGGTCCACGGAGAATGCCCAGGCGAGGTATGGCAGCAGCTCGACCGGGCAGCGGTCGGGGTTGATCAGCTCGCGGATGGGTACCGGTACCCGCTCGATCTGCGCGAGCGCTTCGGCGGCCAGCTGCTCGAGCTGGCTGGCGTTGGGCGGTAGTAGGTGCCGGGCGGTCACGCCTGGGCTCCGAGGGTGACGCTGTAGCCGGTGCAGTACGGCGCCTGGGCTGCAGTGGCAATGATGTCGACCCAGCCGGGCAACTCAACGCGGCGCACGCCCTCGATGTGCAAGGCAGCGTCCAGGGCGGAGCGATTGACTTCAAGCCCCAACCGGCGGCGCTGGCTGACCAGGGAGGCTAGGCGTTGCTCAGCGGTGGCGCGGATCGGTTCGGCCTCGGGGCCGACGGTGTTGAGGTAAAGCACGGCGTCGACGCGGTATTCCAGCACCTCGGCGGATTGCACGGTGAGGCGGTCGCCCACCGGGCGGCGGTCTTCGTCGCTGAGGTAGGCGGCGACTATATCGAGCAGCGCCTGCTCGGCTGCGCCGTTGCCCAGCAGGGACTGGACGGTAACTACCACCACGGCGGGCGATGGGCTTTCGGCGGTGGCGTCGGCCACTCGGCCATCGGCGCTGCGGGCGTGGAGGATGTAGCTGTTGCGCGGGCCGGCGGTGCTGAGCCCTTCCCAGGCCATTTGCGCGCGTTCGCGCAGGCTCTCGTAGGACTCCAGCACCGCTGGGGTCGGCGGCACGGTGCTGTTGTCCGCCGGGGTTACTTCAAGCTGCTTGACGTTGTAATTGGCGGCGAGCTGCACCAAGTCGTTGCCCTTGGCCTTGGCCAGCATGGTGCCGAGTGCGGCCTCGTTGACGCGCTGGCGCAGCAGGGTTTCGCGGTAGGCGTTTTCCTGAATGAGCTTGGTCAGCGGCTCGGACTCCAGCGCGAGCGTGGCGGCGACCTCGGCCTGCTGTTCGGCGGGCCAGAGGCTGATGGCGTGGGCCTTGCGCGCGGCGAGGATCTGCTCGTAGTCGATCTGCTCGACCACATCCGGATCAGGCAGCTGCGCCAGGTCGATGGGCGTGAAGGTGTTCATGCGCTGGCCCCCAGGCGCAGGGGCACGCTGAGCGAGAGCGCTTCGTTGGCGTCCACGCGGGTGCCTTCGAGCTCAAGCACCACCTGCCCGGGGAGGTCGCCCAGAAACAGCTGCACGCGGCTCAGGCGGATGCGGGGTTCCCAGCGCATCAGCGCCATGGCGGTGGCGGCGTAGGCCTGCAGGCGAGTGGTGTCGTTGGTGGGTGCGTCGATCAGATCCGGCAACTGGCTGCCGTATTCGCGGCGCATCACGCGCGAACCGATGGGCGTGGTGAGAATGTCGGCGATGGACTGGGCCAGGTGCGCCGAGTCGCTGACCGTGCGGCCGGTACGGGCGGACATGCCGATCATGGCGTCGGCTCCTCGGAAACGCCGTTGCCAGGCGTGACGCCCTTGGTGCGGTGGTTGACCAGGCTGATGTCGCCGGCGATCACGTCTTCGGTGACGGTCACGGTGCCGGTGACGTTCTGGTTGCCGGTCTGGGTGTAGTCACCCTCGTGGATGATGGGACCAACGACATGCAGCCCACCGGTGGCGATGATCTTCGCCTTGCCGCCTTCTGGCAGCGTGGCAGTGAGCGTGTGCGTGGCGTGGTCGTAATCGATCACAGCCCCGTCCGGGTAGGTCCGTCGGCGGATATTTGCGCTTTTCGACGGCGCCGGGCGTTGCTGTGAGTACAGGCCGATCAAGGCAATGCCCTGGCCGGGCTCGCCGCTGGGGCTGAGCAGGATGCATTGTTCGCCGACCGTGGGCGGGTCCCAGTCGCTGCTGGCACCGGCGCGCAGGGCCAGCCAAGGGCGCCCCGGTACGGTGAGGCCTCCCGTTTTGACGGTGCAGCGCTCGGCCTGATGGTCCACCGCGGCGATGGTACCGAGGCGGATCAGGTTTTCGAGGCGGCGCAGGAGGTCTGTGATGTTCATGCCGCCATGCTGGCGGTCGCGCGCGCGGGGCGCATTCGTTGGGCTGTGTAGCGGGTGCCGTTACAGGGTCAGCGCACCAGGTGCTGCAGAAGCTGGTCGCGAATCATGTCCAGCTCGTCGTCGCTGAAGCCCAGCAGCTCGCGGCGTTGGTACTGAATGTCGGGCGAGTTGCGGCCCGGTTTGTCGCGCAGGCCGTACTGGTGAATGCGGGCCAAGCGTGACACGCGACCGGCAAAACCGATGGCGATTGAGCTGGCATCGCTTTGCAGGCGTAGGTAACGGGCGGTGCGCAGCTTGGCGAACATCTTGCGCTGTTTGATGCGCCCGGCCTTGGCGCGCAGTGGCTGGCGGGGCTTGCGCGGCGCGTAAGGGGTGCCGTCCGGGTTGCGCTGCGCGCCGATGCGTTGTTGCTGGCTACGGCGCAGTTCACGGGCGATGGATTGGGTGACCTTGCGCCGCGCTGCGGGCTGCACCTGGTTGAGCAGTGCACCGGCCCAATCTTCCAGGGCGCGAAGATCGTCAGCCATGGTCGGCCCATTCCGGAACCGGCTCGGCCGGGTGGGTGATCTCCAGGCTGCCGTCGTCCAGGCGCTTGACGATAACGCGCTCGGTGAGCGGCAGCGTGATGGACAGGTCCACTTTGCTGTTGTCCAGGATGTCGGCCTCGAACTTGATCGCATCCCTTCCCTTCTCCTGGTTCTCCATCAGCTCGCGCTGGTTGAGCAGCACCCAGGCGAACAGCGGGATGGCGACGGCATCCGGACTGCCGGAGAAGTCGGTGAGGATCAGGTTGAGGGTGTAGCTGTATTCGAACGAAAGCCCCGGCGCGGCGGTGCTGCGCATGCTGCCGGAGTCGACGAATACCAGCAGGCGGTCGGGGTTGCGCTTGAGCTCCGGGATGGCGGCCAGCAAGTGGGCGCGCAGGGATTCGGGCTTTTTCATGGCAGCTCGGCTCGCGCGTTGTGATCCACGACCAGGTCGACCTTGGCGGCGCATTCGCCCCAGGCGCTGAGCAGGTAGTCGCTGTCGTCGCTGAGCTCGCCGTTATCGATCGGCGCCGCTGGGTTGAGCGTGCAGCGCGTGACGACTGGACAGCCACTGACGGTAACCTGCGGCTCCGGTGATGGCGGGACGTTGGTGCAGGCGGCGAGCAGCAGTAGGCAGAGGCTGAGCAGCCCAGCTTTGATGGGGCGGGTCTTCACGGCGGCGTTCCTTCTTGGTGAGCTGGTCGGTGGCCTGGGCCTGGCGGATGTCGCTGGTGGTTTGCTGTAGGCCGAGCTGGTCCAGCCGCTGGGTGGCCACCTCGCCGGTAAGCCGGCTGATGGTGGCGGCCTGGCGGGCGTTGCGCTCGTTGGCGGTTTGCAGGCGTTCGGTGGCGAGAGCTGCGCGGGCGTTCGCCGCGTCGAGCCGCTGCGCCTGAATGTTCAAGGCCACCAGCAGCGCGACGATCAGCCCCGCTACGCCAAGCCAGACTTTCCAGTTGTTCATTGGCGGTACCACCCCGCGAGGTCCATAGCGGATTGATCCAGCTGATGAACCTCGCCGATCAGAACCAGGCAACGTACACCCGGTACCGCAACGTGCAGCGCCTCGGCGAACTGCTCGGCCAGCTGAGGCGGCGTGTGGGCCGGCAGCTCAAAGACGTCGCCATCCTTGGGGCTGTGCTTGCGGATCTGCTCGAGGTCGATCATGCCGCCTGCTCCTGCTCGCCGGCGAACTGGGCGTAGGCCCGGGCCAGCTTCACGTCGTAGAGGTTCTTGGCGTAGGCCGGGCCGTTGTAGCGCTTGGCAAACTCGGCCCACTTCTTGGCCTTGAGCGCCTTGTGCAGCGACGGGTCGGTTTCGATGAAGCTGACGAAGGCGTCGAGCTGGGCGGCCTCGGACAGCGCCATGGTGTCGGCGAAGTGCTGGGCATCCAAATAGCCGAGACGCTGCCAGTGGTAGCCCATGATCTGGAACAGGCCCCAGCTGGCTGATTCCAGCGCGGCAACCGCGTGGATCTGCTGGGCCTGGGCGAGGCGTTGGTGCTCGGCGGTGCCGCCGATGTAGCCACCAGTGAACCGGTTGACCAGGGTGGGATGCTT